ATACCAACAAAAGATGCAGCCATAAGACGGACCCTTTCTATTGCAGAAATAAAGCGGTTTGTGGATGAATTTATTCAGTTTGCAAAAGCAAATCCAGAACTGACTTTTTTGGTTACTGAAATAGGTTGCGGATTGGCAGGATTAAAACCGAAGGAAGTAGCACCATTATTTAAAGAGGCGGTTGCTGTATCAAATATTTACCTACCTGCCCGCTTTTTGCACCCCTACGACCTCACCCCAACCGACTGAATGTACTGAGCATCGCCGCAGGAAAAGCACATATCCTCCCCGCTTAGATTGGCAGACTTTGCCCAAGTCCTCAGAGCCTTTTCCTTCATAGCTTTAAAGGTCACCATCGTGCGCTCGGTCTGCTCTGGATTGAAAGTCGCATGAAAGTTCTGGTTGAACCCTGCCAACTTATTCAGCAATATCTGTTCTCCGAGTGAATAGGCCATGAACATCTTGAGGTGTTCCCGGTTGGCACAAATAAATGATTCAGTGCTGCATACCAGTTCCAAGTTAAACATCACCCCGGACTGATTAAAGTCGGTTCTAATCTTATCAGGCAAGGCCACATTCAGAGGCATGGTTACCGGGTAAATGGTCCAATCCTCAAAGTTTGAATAATGGTTTGGGCCTCTGTTAGCACAGGCGCAATCTGAGACTCCCCAACTGGAAAGGTCTGAAAGCCACGGATTCTTGATGGTCGCTACATCGGTGGTGTCGATTGCCAGAAAGACATTCAGGCCGTCGAATTGCAGGTTTAATACCTGATTTATCTGCACCTCAGAAAAGCCCGCAGGCACGGTTATGGTGGTCTCATACAATACAGACCAATCGAAGGTGCTGAATACTTTCAGCGGCACATATTGAGCCTCTGCACCTGAATTGTAAATCCAGACTGAGTTAATCCGCAATTGCAGATACTTTGACCCGAAGGCAGAAATCCAGATGCCTTTCCATTTCGCTTCCGGTCCGGTAGGCTGAATGACCTGCTGTGTGAATACCGTCGGCCTTTTGGTGAAGTATAACACCTGATCCATCTGAGCCTCGGCAATCTCGTAGAGAGCCTGCCTGACATCGGTCTTGATTTGCTCCAGAACAATCCTCTGCACAGATTCATACATCTGCACATAGCTGGCTTGGTCCTGCGTTGCAATCGAATTCAGGAACTCATTGCTGATTCCCGGAAGGTCATTGATGTAAAGCCCGGATGCAGGAACTTCATTACTGCATCCTTTCAGGCCGATATAATTTGTCAGGCAATTGCTCATACTCGTTTGAACTTTTTAGCTTTTGATTTCACTGATTTTTTTCCTACACAGCCCCATGCCTGCCGTGAAAGGTCGTTCTTGCAGGGTGGTTTTGCGCACTTTTCTATTCCGGATGACCTCGCGCAATACCTATCCCCCTTTGGAGTACCCGGAGCAATGGAATATCCTTTTGCGCCGAACTTAATGGTCTTGCCGCCGATTTTGGTCTTAAACTTTTTTTCCGCCATCTCTTTTCTGCTGCATGGTGTATTGTTCCTTTGAGGCAGGCCACATCTTGTGCCTGCATCGGTAACCGCCTGCATAATTGAATATGGTCTGCTTGGTAGTGTTTGGCATCTTGCCAGACCAAGTTTGGTTTGCCCATGATTCAATCTCAGATTTCTTATAGATCCGGCCAACTCTGGTCTTGCAGAAAGGCCGGCTTGTCTTTATTGCAGTGCCTGAATAAAGGAAGTAGCTAATATTCAGGTCGCTGCTGACCGCATCCAGATAACTCCTTTGGAAAATCATCATGCTATCGGAAGCCAGCCGCCCGATTTCGCCTTGCAGAATCGGATTGGCAGTTTTAGTGCCTTCTATTAGGTTCTGCAAAAGGGTTTCAAATTGGACCTTGTTGCTTTTGCTACTCAAACTGGTTAATAGGCTGCTGACTATCGGCTCGGCCAGTGCTGCTTCAACCCCGGCACCCAGTAGCGCATCTTTGGTCTGCTCGATGCTGACCTTTACCAGATTATCATACAGGTCAGCCTTTGGAGTGTACTTATCCACCACCAAAGAAAAGTATTGGTCGGTCAGGTCTCGAAGTTGCTTGTAACCGCTTGTAAAGTCTTTTATTGCCTCATTGTAGGCCTCGTTTTCGCCAATCGTGGCCATGATTTTCTTTTTCAGGCGTATGATTTCCAAAAGCTGCTTTGCCCGGGTATCGGCAGAGCCGCCAAACCGGACAGGTGCAGTAATTTCCAGCACTTGCCGGTAAAGGTCTTTGAAAATTTCCGGATATTTCGCCGCAAAATCAGCTTCCAGTTGATTTTCCAAAGCCTCGATTTTCTTTATGATGTCTTCTCGGCTCATGCCTCAAAAGTAACCCGGCTAATTTGCCGCTGCGATATTTTCTCCAGTTCATCTTGCGCCAACCTTTCCAAGTCCTGCCTCTTTTCGGTGTAAGTCTTGCTCCACCAGCTATCATCCTCGGCAGTCAGCACATTGGTAAAGTAGTCAATCTTGACCGCCAGCATTGCATCCAGATCTGACACCATGCCAGACTCTTTAAGCAAGGCAATCTCATCAGGCTTGTAATTCGGAAGTGGATTCAGCCGTTGCCGGATTTCGTTTTTCTTTACCGCCATTGAACCTTCACCATACTGCTTAATCAACAAGTCTCTTTCAAGGCCATTGCTGATTTCCGGGCCGAAGGATTTATCCCGGGCCATTGCGAGTGCATCGGCAATCTCGGCAGCGGTGTAAATATCAAAGTCGGTCGGTATGGTCAATTTCGGCAGGTTCTGGTTCATCCTTTCCTCAGTAACCAGATTAGGAAGGACCGCATACTTTTGCAGGTAGAGGTTTTTGGCAACCCACTGGTAAACGGTAACATAATGGACCGCAACTTGATAAAGGAAGGTATGCACCTCTTTTTTGTCCTGAATTTTGGCCTCTCCAGATACAGCCAGAGGGGATTCAAAAAGGTATTCCAGACCCAAGGCCCGCATACCGTTGTAAAGCCGGGCCTGAATCTCGATGCCAAATTCTTTGATGGTCGCCAAATCTCGCTCAATAATTCCGGCAGGCGGCGTTGGTATTGCCGTCAGCTGATTTTCATTTGTCAGCGCATTGGTTTTCGGGATGGAAATTACAATCTTCTGGAATGGTGATTCAACTACATCATTGCCCGACCCATTGCAGGTCTTGCAGGTAGTTTCCGCACCTTTGCCCCTGCCTGAACCTTTGCAGGTCTTGCAGGCAGTAGACTTGTACTCCCACTCTTTCGGATAGGCCTGTTTAATCCAAAGGATGTTGTTGTCATCGGCCCTTCTCAGTGCCTGATTCCATTCCGGTATTGCAGCCTGAACAATGGACTCATAGATTACAGTGTAATCCTCAACCTCGTAAACAACCGAGCCTACCGTGTGAATCGGATAAGAGGAAAATATCGGGTAAACCTCAATGCTGATTTTATCGGTCTGACCCTGCTCGTAAGTTACATAGTAGAAGGTAGTCTCATCGCAGGCACCAAAGTATTTGATTCGCTTTTTCTTGTCTTCTTCAATCTTCCAGACTGCATACGATTCACCCAACTCGACAATATCCTCAGATTCAATTAACTGCGGGAATGGCTTATCCAGATTGAACCCTTCCCGAATTTCATCCACTTTCGGCGCAACCCAGATAAGGGCATTTGGGTCTGATAAGTAGTACCGCTGAAAAGTCTGAAAGAGCCAGTCTTCCAAACTGCCATAAACCGGAAGCTTCTTTTCGCAGTATTCCCGGAAGCTGTTATCCTGCGCAATGCCGGTTTGAATCTCATTTTCAAGCCAATTAATCCGGAAGTCATCTGCTTGCCGGATTTTGGTCAGCAGGTTTTCGACCCTTTTAATTGGAACTCGGGAGGGGCATTCCCATACCCTCTCCCGTTCCAATTTCATCCACTCTTCTTCATTTGGCCGTGTCGATTCAAGTAGCCGCCTCGGATAGTCATCATCGAAGTGATTCTCGAGTGCCTCGTAAATTTCCCGCACTTCCTCATGATAATCAGTCTGGAAGTTGATTTTTTTCGGGTTACTAAGTATGGCAATTAAGTCTTCTTGAGTCAGCATCGGCAAAATGATTAAAGAGTTTTGGTTACTGTAACTTCAAAGTAGCCAACAGTGCAATCGCTGCAATCGTTGGTAATCTTGAACTTAATGTTGAAAGACCCGGCTGGAGTCTCACTGTCATCAGTTGTAATGGTTACCAATCCAGTAGCAGCATCCAACACAACCGATTCAACATAGGTCAGATAGTCGGCATCGATTGACTCAATCGAGTAAATCACATCGCAATCGGTATCAACTGACTTATTCAGCGTGCCGAGCATTGTAAAATCGGCAGTATCATCCGGGCCGATTGAGATTGAGTAAGGACTTGGCAGGTTGTTCACCTCGTAGTAAAGGCCTTCCAAGAAATCATCTGAATCGTAATCATCAAAGATAGCCAGCGGGCTTCCTTTCTGCACCCACTTGATGGTTGCCTGTCCTTCCAGAAGGTCGGTCGGGCCGTCGGTGTGTACTGCATCGCCGTACAGGGTAATCTGGCTGCCAGAGGCATCAAAGATTAACTGCTGGGTGAAGTAGTAGAGGTCGTACTTGCTGCCACCGCTGCGTATAGCATTGTAGAACGCCTGATTCTCCTTAATGAATTGGTCCACATACTCAAGCGTGTGAGAGGTGTTACCAACTTTGATGGATTGGTTACCGAATCCGCCTAATTCAGCAGTTTCGGGCCGGGCTTTTGAGCCTCGGATATTTAGGATTGCTTTCACATCACCAGTAAGCATACCCTCATAAATGCTGTCTAAAAAATCCGCACTGGAAGTTTTATCTACGGCATAGTTTTTCTTGACCAAAACAATAGCATTGATTCGGCTCGAGAATTCAGAGTCGCACTGGGGCTGGACATAGCATAAGTCCTGACCGCAATTAAAGTTCATAAATTTTTAGCAATTTATACAGCCCTGATTAAGAGGCTGATAGTTCTGTAATTTCGCTTTGAGCTTCACTTGACAAAGCCCAAAATAAGAGGTTATCGTGCTGAAATCTTGGTTGTGGCTTACCTCGAAGTCAGTAACATAAAGGGATTGATTGCCGACATTAAAAGTCCTGTGGTTCGTGGCAGATTGCAGGGCTTTTAGGGTCGAATCGTCAATCCAATTGGTGTGCAAATTTAGTATTAAATCTGTTCGTACAGAAGTGCTGCGGCTATTTCCATTTGAATCCCGGTAAACAGAGACCTGATTTTCAAAATCCGGCCCGCCGCCGTTAATTCCAAATCGGACCTGCTGAAACCAGCCATTAAAGTATTCGAAGCCCTCGGCAATGTTATTGCCTTGGAACTGAATAATCTGGCTGAATTGGTCGGTTGAATCCACTTGAATAATATTGCTGAAGGCATATACCGCCCCGGTGTAGTTGTCCACAAGGGCAATTTTGTAGGTGCCATCAGGCAGCGTAAAAGGTATTGTGAATTGGCCTTGGTATTGGGTCGGGAAAAGGAAAGTAGCGGTTAGATTTTCCTGAAAAGCATAATAGACAGTCGACCCACTGCCTTCAAAAAATATTCCGGCTTGAATTGCATTAAATCCTTGTGGACATGAATTGAAGCAGAAGAAAATCCTTACTCTTTCGTTTTCACCATCCATAAAAACCTCTCCTGTAACCGTTATACCATCGGGCCAATCTAAGGCTACCACAGCATCAATAAAGTCCTGCGGGTCGGTTGTGGTAACCGTATCGGCAGGTAATGTAACTATCTCATCCAAAAGAGATTCTTGTGTTTCAAGTGCAGCAGTTATCCCAGTATAGTTGGCGGTTTGATTGGCAGTCCAAAAAACTAAATCCTTATCTAAATTGGCTGCAAAGGTCGCCCAAGAAATATATTCAGGATTAAGACCTCCGGCAATCTGCCACGGAAAGATAACCTGCAAGCAATTATCACCCTCCGGCCAAACAATCTCAGACTGTATCGGCAATTCATTATCATTGCAATCCACTATCAAGGCTGAAAGTTCTGCACCCTCTGGAATGTTGCTGGCTTCCGTCGGGATATTGACCTGAAAGACATCACCCTGAATGGCAGGAAGAAAGTATTCCTGCAATGGCTCCGGGCTGAAATCGCAAAAGTCAAGGTCCAGAAAAACGGACTGATAGGTGAAACCATTGCCGTCCACCTCAAGAGGCAAGTTGGCATTAAAGGCATCGATGTAAATCTGATAAAGGTCGGTTATTGCATTCGGCTCAGTCGCAATGAAAATCTGCACCCGCCATTGGCCATATTGCTTTTGACCCAATAGATGCAGGTCTCTGCTGCCATTGGTATTGATTAGTGCAACTTCAAAGAGGTCAGGCAGGTAATCCTCAGTTGATAGCGTGTAACTAAGCCCTGCCGGTAATATACCCGCTGCATTGGCTATAATGGTAGTGGCATCATCCGAATCAACAATAACCGAAATAACCGCCTTTAGGTAGTTCACCCCTCGCAGCTCGTTACCGGAAAGAGGCTGAACCTTGCGAGTGCGCCCCAGTTGGCACGACCCTGATTGCTGCCAGTCGTTATCATTGGCATATCGGTTCACCCAGTTTGGGCCGTCCTGATAAAAGCCGAAAGGATAAACCGTAAAGGCATTGCCAGCCTGCTCCTCAATTTGCCGGATGCGGTCGGTTTTCGGCAGGTTCAAGCCTGCACCCAGCCCAACGGCAAAGGGCATCAGATTTGTGTCGGTAAATCGGATGAAGGGCTGGTTCATATTAGATTGTAAAACTCGCTTAAAGTTTCTTCAAGATTTTCAAGATCAGCAATTAAAAAACCTTGTGGCACAACTTGCTCCAACTCCTGCCAATTTAACTTTTCAAACTGAGGTGCAATTATTTCTTTTTCCAAAAGACTTTTGTAGGCTCTTCGGAATGCTTTTTCACCTTCTGCGGTCCATTGATAATTGCCAACTGAATCTCTGACAATTCGGTCATTTTCTTTGTAGCAATAATCCAATCGCAAGTCCTCAATTTCTTCCTCTAATTGCTCGGCAAGGGTTTTAAATTTTTTCACAACCTTCCGCAACTGAACAACTGAAACAATGTCCTTGGCATTTTCGATGCTGCCTTCCAATTTATTTGCAAAGGCAAAAATCTGAATTATGTTTTTAAAAGTCATTGATTTAAAAGGTATTGAATTTTCCGTTATCGTCTGCCCACTGAATCTTTGCGGTAATTATTTCTTCAAATACTACCGGCTCATTCCATTTGGCCATATAAAAGTCGTATTCCCCTTTTGAATCAGGAGTTCCGCATTCTACATATTGGCCGTTATCATCAACGCAATTATCGTTAGTTGCCAGTAGTGACACATACATGGCCCCTGATGAAATGGGCAGTTCTGTTTCTCCAATAAAGGCCCAAATCCGATATTTTAGTCGTATGAAAAAGCCATATTCGGGGTCGAGGGCAATGTCTAATCCTGCCCAGCTCACACAGCGTTCCATTTCAGCGATTGCCGGATGGTTGCTAATTTGATAAAGGGTAAATCCCTGATGTTCTTTTGTTTTCATAATTTTATACGGCCCTGCCGAGTTTTTGTTGATAAGCCTGAACTATTGAATATAATGCTGCGGCCTCCACATCAGTAAGGCCATCGCCAATAGTTACTAATCTGTAATTCTTGTTTGAAAAGGCCGAAACGCCACCAGTTGTATTATTGACCGCACCAATGAATAATTCACCATTAGGAAGGACTTGTCCGCTTGTTGAACCGGTATCTGTACTTCCAATTTGCGCCCCATTTCTAAATGCTTTATGCACCGTTTGGCTTGTTCTTGATGCGCATATTAACCCGCTTCCATTGGTCATGGTTACGGTTAGCCTATTCAATGAAAAGTAGTAGCAATCAGAAATCAGTTGATTTGTGTTTGTGCCTAATGAATAAGAAGGATTTCCACCGGACACAAAGACTGATATATCCCTTTGGATATTGCCTACCGTTGTTGTTCCGGTATAATAGGAAAGGTGGGTGTTATTCAGCGTTAATGCTGTGCTTGGAATTAAAAAGGTATTGGCATACGAAGATGTCCCATTAGGGGTCATGCCGTTGGAGTTATGTGTCCATCCACCGCCTAAAAAACTAAGTCGGAAGGCCGCATCTACATCTCTTGGGTCTTTTAGATTAAACTTATGCGTTGCAGCCGTTCCACCCAATACTGGATATATGGCTTTTAGTTTTGTCCATATCCCATTACCAACCAATGCCCACACCATGTTATTTATTGCATCAATCTCGTTAAAGTTCATTGCATAACCGCCATTACTGGACATTATGCTGATGTACTCCATAACGGTTGGATGCAGCCCCTGAGAGATAACTGTACCGCTACCAATTACCCTTGTACCATCTCCATATATTGTTGTTAGTGGCATCTTAGTTGAGGTAATGTGCGGTGGCTATTGATGCTACAATGCTATTACTCGCATTGGCGGCACTCCATTGCGCCCTAACATTGATTGCCAGTGTTCCAGTTGTATCGACCGCTGCTGATGTGGCAGAGTTTGAAAAAAAAGCCAAAGCGTGTGTTGTGCCTACATTCCAAGTTCCGATGCCTTCTGCTTGAATCGTTCCTGATGCCCCAGTTGTGCGGCAGGTCAGGATAAACTTAGCGTTAAAGTATCCAGTCGTTACTGCATTGTTATGGGTGAAAACCAAACTGCCCATTGATACCCCGCCAATCGTTAAATCAACTGTGCAAGTTGGGCTTCCGGTTGTATTTATGGTTCCTGCAACATAGATGATGATGGTCTTACCAACTCCAAAAAAGTTGGCAGGTAGTGTTGAACTTCCTGTCAGAGTGCCTAATAAAGTAGTTACGGCAACGCTATTGGAAACCGTTACTGAACTGGTCTGAGCAAATATCCCCAAAGCCGTCAAGTCAGCACTTTTGGAAAGTGTGCCTGCCGTGTCAGCTACAATAATGCCCTGTGAACTTCCAGTTGCGAAGTCTGGATTTCTGTTAAGGGTAATCAGCTTAGTAACCGCTGAATCCTTGTAGAGATAAAAGGATGAATTAGAAGCAACTGTTGCGTAAGATAGCATTCCATTCGTTGTTCCGGTCAAGGCAGCAGCCCCGGGTAAAAAGACCATGTGAGGAACTGCAGCTGATGAAGCCGCCATCCTCACAATCCCATTCAACACATCCAATGCGTAATTTATCTGCGTTCCATTGGTTGCAGAAAGCGAAAGAGCAACATTGGTGCTTGTTAGTCCTGCATGGCTGTTGCTTATCTGTGCTGCATAGGTTGTTTGGCCCGAGTTTGCATTTGTTCCGCTTAAACCAACCCTGAAAAGAGTTTGAGTGTTACTCAATGCTGCTGTGCTGTTGCTGCTGAGAAAGAAACCATTACCTGCGGCAAGTGTGTTCCATTGCCATTCCTGAGCGAAGTTGGCGTTATTTATAGTGTTGCCTGCCGTAGCTGCGGTGATGGCATTTAGTGCCGATGATCCACCGCCGCCACCAGCTTGCCATGTTGGAAGCGCACCCGCTCCATTTGATGTAAGCACTTGTCCTGCCGTTCCAACCCCTGAAACACTTTGTAACGCCCCTGTTGATGTTGTGCCGCCACAAATAACAGCATAAGGCGTTGCTGATGTCACTCCCGTCCCACCATTGGCCACAGGAAGAGTTCCTGTAACCCCTGTTGAAAGTGGAAGCCCACTGCATGATGTCAGCGTTCCGGACGAAGGAGTGCCGAGTGCGCCTCCATTCACAACAAAGGCACCTGCGCTGCCTGTATTAACACCCAATGCAGTTATTACTCCTGTTCCTGTTGTAATAGTGATTGGTGCTGCACCTGTGCCGCCCCCAATCATTAGGGCATTGGCCGCAAGTAGCGCCGAGCTTGCCATTGATGTGGTTCCGTTGAACCAAGGTATTCCGCCCTGAGTGCCTGATGCGATTCCGGTTCCTCCCATGCTGACAGGCAACCGACCTGCATACGAGTTGAGCCGCCAAATACCACCGCCTTCAGAGATAAACTCTGCCAATGCGCCTGCGGTCGTTTGGATATTAGCAGCCCCGGGTAAAATCAAATTTACCGAATGCACCAAAATCGGATTAGACACAAAGTATAACAGCATCCTTGTTCCTGCCTGCTTGCTACTTAGTGTCTCAATTTGAACTGCCCCGGTAATCTGATGATAATTTCCGTTATCCCCTAAAGTGATGTTTGTAGCACTTGCAATGTCGGCCCCTTTCGCCCACCTGACTTCCTTCTGGTGCGAATTAAGTCCGGTAAAGGTATTATCATCATCCACAAAAGCCGCAGCAGTTATCGAAGCCGATTCAACCTGCCGATGCTTTACAGGCGTAATTTGTTGGGTATTGTTATTTGGCAGGTTGGCATTTACCAATGCCAGTTGTTGCGCTCTTGTGTTGGCCATTATGAATAACCATCGCTATATCCGTCTGAGTAAGCTCGCCCATTAGGAAGTATCGGTTCGGTCGCTACCAAAGTAAACTCGGTTTCGCCGCCTGCCTCCCCTGTTGGAGTGTTCTGACTTTCCATCAAGAACCCTGCAAATATACTACTGCCGCAGGAAAATTGAATCACCTTTTTTCCGTCGGCCTCATATTTCAAGAAGTCGCATAACTCTTGAGGCACTTTAAAAGTGTACTCGACCGGATTCACAAGAATTGCCTCGGTCGAAAGAGCCGCCTCGATGTTGGCATTCTCGTAGATAGTGTTTTCGCCATCATTCACCTCATTGCATTGGGTCGGGATGTCATCATTTCCGAGCCTGCTTCCCATCTGAGTATAATACTCCCCAACTTGGAAGAATAGCTTTTTTTCGGCATTAGGAAGGCCGTAGGTGTTTAGGCCGAGCCATTTCCACCACCTGATTGCAATCCGAGCCGGAGTGTTGATGATGTTGTAAATGTTGGCAATCGGGGCATCGCAAAAGTCTATGAAGTTGCTTCCATAGCTGACCGTTCCCGGACCGAAACTGAATTCGCCTGTCTGACCCGCAACCTCGTAACCGGTGCCTGCAATCTCCTCGAATGTTACCGTCTCCCGATTTAGCCAGATGATGAATAACTCATAATCATTCGGCCTGTCGCTGGTTCCAGAGTTGTCTTCAAAGAACTGCAACCGTCGTGAATACTCGATTGCATAGCCAGAGCCGATAATATCGGTCAGCAGGTCCAGTTTCTTTGTTGCACCGTTTTCCATGACCTTATTCCGGACATGGTACTCCCGATTCGTGTGCATCTCGAAAATACCGGATAGGGCTGTGTTCTTCCAGTTCTCGTTATACCCAACTGAAATATTCCCGAAAACCAAATCCAAGTTAGGCCTTCTGGTTATCCCGGAGACATTAAAGAACTCGCTGGTAATGGTCCTCTGGAAGAAGTACGACCTCGGTTCAATCCGGATGAACCAGTCGCCATTCTGGTCTTGCTCAAACTCCCATCCAAGGCAAAAGATTTTGTCGATGCCATCGAAAAAGTCCTTGTAAGTCGTTGGTATCTGCGGCTCGGCCTCTTCCAGTAGCTGACCATTCCGAATGAATAGCCCGGTCGTAATCAGGTGATTCCACTGGCACCCGCCATACTCGAAGTAATCACTTCGCACCCGGCCTGCCTGCCCGGTCATCTTGGTAACTATCCGGTCAAGAAAATCGTAAATGTAAACGCCCCGGCAAAGGCTTGCGGTGCCTCGGTTGTATTCGGTAAAAGTCAGGTAGTTTTCATCTGGGTAAATAAAGCCAACCGCTCTATTATAAAGAGAAGATGTAAGGTAGTGCTGAATTTGAAAGGATTCGCCGGGGTCAAGAGTGAATGTTAAATTCACAACATCGGCCTCCATTGTCTTGATTTCAATTGGTCCAAATGAAGTAAAGGCATAATCAGCTATTAAGGTAGCTGGCCCCATTGGGTCAGGATATTTTATCATCCTGATTATCATATCATTTGGGTCATTGCCATTTACAACCCTACATTTTAATTTACCATTTACAATAAAGGTTCTGGTAACATTTGAATTGTTTTTAAAGATAACATTTGTTACTGAAAAGGTTAACCCAGTAACATCAAATGAAGTTCCAAATGGTCCTCTAAAATCGGATTGCTGCCAATACAAAGGCCAAATCACATCCGCAGTAGTATTTATGTAACCTGTATTCGCCAACTGCCTGCATCCGCCCTGCAAATACAACTCCTGCGAATGCAGCGTAACCTCGCCCAAATTAAACGGCCCAATATCGGTACCATCTAAAGCGGTTTCATTCAGCAAGTCCAAATCGACATCCTGATTTCGCAAAAAGGCTTCCCGCCATTGGTCCTCAATAATGCTGACCTTTACGCCGTCGCTGCATCCATCGCATATCTCTGTTTCCTCATAGGTGCTGAAATCAATTTGGCCTTCAAAGCTCCATTGGCTGCCCTCGAAAACAAAGTCGGATTCAATGCGGACATCAACTGCACCGTTGATAAATTCATTGACAAATATCAAGCGCAATATCGCTGCACCATTGGCCATCTGAGGCATCCGGTCTTGGTCGCCTGTAAAGGTTAATCCGGTGCTGAAGCTCTGGTCGATGCCATAGCTATCCATCCGCTTGATTGCGAAAATCACTTGGTCCCAGCCAACAGGCTCATCGACCTGCTGGTTATTTAGGAAAAACCGGTAATTCATAGGTTTGCGCCTCTCTTTTTATTCAGGATTTTCGTTGTCCGATTCCCTTTTGTTACATATCGCTCCAGCCCTCTTTCGGATATTTCCAGAGACTGAACTGGCATTCCCATAATCGCTTTTGCAATCGGTGCCGTATCGATTGCCGACCATTCATTGCGGCCTCTGGTAAGGGTCGAATTTCCGGCAAGCAATTCCCGCGTCTTTGGTGCCGTGATTACATCTGCACCCCTCGGCAGATAAGTCAGCGTTGCCCGGTCAGGTGTCAGGTAACTGCCTGAATCGGTCCTGACCAACTCCCGGCCTTTTTCCCCTACGATTGCAGGCCCGCCTTCAAAGTTTTCAACCCCTTTTGCAAATTCAGGAACTGGTTGGGCAAGGATGAAGCCTGTTTGCGCCGCAAGTGCGCCCAAGGTCAGCGAAAGGTTTGCCGCCGTAACTGGCAGGCCCGCCGTGTACTTAATAATGTATGGAGCCGCCGTGAATATCGCATTGGCAATGGCCTGCATTTGGTCAGCTCTGAATTGCTTTAGCCGGGCTTCCTTTTCCGCTGCCCGCCTCTTTTCCTCAATCTCGGTGATTTTCTGCACATTGCCGTCTGCCAGTCTGATTTCTTCATCGAATTGCCGCTGCTTTCGGGCAAGGTCATTGGCAGCATATTGAGATTGCAGGTTGAATATGGAGTTTACAGTCATTTGGGCCAAATCAATAGCCATGCGCTCTGCTTCTTCCCGGGCTTTCTGCTTTTCTTCCTGCAACTTCTTTTCAGCCGCAAGTTCAGCATCTGCGGCCTCTTTTGCGGCCTTTATGCGGTCCTCCTGACTTTTACGCCGCTTTTCCTCATCCTCTTTCCGCTGCTTATCAAGTTCAGCAAAGTAACCTTTACTGGCATCTTTGATTTGCAGCTGAAATTGGTTTTCCTCCGAAATCAGTTCCTCATTTGCCTTTTGCCGATTGAGTTTGGTGATTTCAATTTCGGTCTTGGTAATATCCACCCCTTTAGCCGCATACTCCCTTTGTAACGATTCCAGACTTTTCAAGTAGTTTACTTCGGCACCTAATTTGGCCTGCGGCTCGGGAACATTGCCCTCAACTGATTTGAGTAAGACTTCATATTCTCGCTGAATTTCTAATAGCTTCTTTCGCTCATTGAATTCAGCTTTGAGTAGCTTAATCTGCTCCGCCGTCAATTCAGTTGTCTGCTCGGTAGCCTTTGCCGTGTCTTCGGTGGTCTTCAAGTTGGCAAACATTCCATCCCGAAACTTTTGCTGCATGGTAATCTTATCGGCCAACTGTTCCACCATAACTTTTTCCAAGTCGCTCATCTCTCCATCAGCGGCGACTATTTCGGCCCTCAGTCGGTATTGCTCTTTCAACTGCCGGATTTCTGCATTCTTGTTGTTGATTGCAATTTTCAAAGCCTGCTGAGATAGCTTCATGGACTGCTGCATTCCTTTGTCAAACATTGCCGTACCCGGGTCAATCAGGCCTTTCACTCGGTCAAAGTTATTTGCCCAAGTATCAAAGAAACTCTTAATCCGGCCCTGATAAGTCGTACCGAGTGCAACCATAAGTGAATCCAAGGCAGCCCCAAATTTGTTTTGACTGGCTGTCAGGGTATTGATATTCTTTGCGGCCTCTGCACCAAAGGTTTTTTCTAATTCAGTCGCAAACTTTGGCAAGAATTCAGCAGAGATAACCTGACCTTGTTGCAGCATCTTATTCAGCTGTGCGGTAGTTACTCCCATTGATTTGGCCGCAAGATTAAAGGCACCCGGCAATCTTTCGCCGATTTGCCCCCGTAATTCTTCCGCCTGCACGGTGCCTTTGCTCATAATTTGACCGAGGGCAAGAAAAACCCCTTTGGCATCGTCCGTACTGAGGCCCATTGCTGCAACCGCTTTGGTAACTGCCAGAAATTGCCGATTCGTTTCATCCGTACTTTGGCCCGCCATTTTGGAACTGGCTGCAAAAGTTTTGTAACCTTCAGCAACCCCGAGCAAGTCCAATCCAAGGCTGGATGCAGTGCGCCTGATGAAAGCCATTGATTTTTGACCTTCCTCGATTGAGCCGGATGCAAAGGTGATCGCCTTTTGAAGCTGCTCGAATTTGGCCGTAATGTTGATTACCTCTTTTCCGAAAGCTACTATTGCGGCACCGCTGAAAGCTATACCGAGTGAGGTGCCAATGCTGTTAATGGTGCTGCCAAGGTTTCCCATACTCGACCTTGCAGAATTGACCCCCTGACTGACCTTTTCAGCCCCGGCCTTGCCTTCGTTGCCCATCTTTTGGAATTGAGCCGTCAGCCTTTTGGCTTCAGCAAGTGCAGCCTGCTCGTCTTTTGTCAGGTTGGATAACTTGCCTTCAAGTTGGGCCAGCCCGGAGACATCACCGAGCTTATAATTGACTACAATGTCGTTTGTGCTTATCGTTGCCATAGTGCGCCAAAGATACAGAAAACTGCGGACCTGCGGACTGCTATCTCTCGCTGCGGGCAGGCAACCTGCGGCCCGCTACCTTCCAGCCTTGTGCAACCTAATCAGTTCTTCTTTCACAACATTGTGCTTCCAGATTGGCATTACTTCCAATTCCTGATAATCTCGAATAGAGCCTTTTGTGATTCTAACAAGTTCTGCAATTCTGGATTTATTTCTTCTGGTGTACTCAGCATAGTAGCTACTTCCAGATGGTGGATTGCCTTTATTGCCTCGGCTCGCATAAGAGTTGCCAAATTCTGCTCCCAGTCTTGCAAAGAGGGCAGAAAGTTTAATATTGGCAGCTTCAAAAAAAAATCAGGAATATCGTGATGCTCCGCCCAGTGCTTTGCCTTTGCAACCCCGTACTGATAGTTGTAAGTAGTGATGTCCTCGGTTTCATCGAAGTAAAGGACCGTTGCCAACTTCATTCTGAGGGTCAGGTTGGTGGCCAACCCAAACCGCTCTTTCAGATGGCTATTCAGCACCGCCAGTTTGGTCAGAAGGGCTTCTTTGGTTTTTATCTTGCTATCCATCAGGACCGCATCCACCGCCGCCATGTGCTTCTGCAATATTGCCGGACTGATACCCCATTCTAACTCTTCATAAATATCCAGTGCTGCATTGGCCCGGGTGTAAGGAATGTATGGCTCAGAGATGAAGCGGTAATAATTGCGCCCGCCAGAGGTGAAAGCATACTCGATTTTATCACGCCATTCCGCTGGTGCAGTTCCGGCATAGGCCTTACTCGCCTCGGTAGATGTATCGGGCAAAGGCTTCGTTTCCGGCATAGACCCAGCCGAAGCCGAAGGCGACCTGCCAAAGATGTTGAATAATGTTTGCATCACTTGGAGTTAAGAGGAAAAGAATGTAAAGCCACGGAGCCATGCAGAAAGGACAGCGGCCCAAAGGTTTATTCAACCGGTATGGCAGCCGGTCAATCAGATTGCCGTACCACCGCAGGTAAGGCACCTCGTCCAGACAATAGGCGAAAAACCAGCAAAAAAAAGCGGTCGATATTGCACTGACAATCATCGCCTGCCGCCCCTTGGTCCTTTCGGCTTCTTTGTGCCGCAGTTACATTTGAATTTCATGTTTGCAAAGGTAAGAAAAAAACCACTTGAAATTTCCAAGTGGCTTTTAGTCCATTTTATCAAATCACTACAAAAAGGGATTTAGCTCTCCGGTTGTCGAATCAAATTCGCCGACCTCAAAGCTGACAGTGTCATAAGTCTTTCCGCCCTGCTCAAAGGTTACCAGTTGGCCCGCAGGTGTAAAGAATTGCAGTTGGTATAAGCCGCCGTATGGATTGAAAAACCCGGCATCGTAGTCTTGCGTAAGGATGACAACCTGACCTGATAGCGGGGCTTCGGTTAGCGTTATCTTTTGGCCCTTACCGTTGGTTATCTGAACGGTGATCTCAGCCTCAGAATAGGCAGGCGGTACATGGATGAATAATCCCTCCATGCAATCCGGCAGAAGGGTGCAGACTTTCAGGATGTTCTTGCAGCAACTCATGGTGCAAAGTTACTACTTTTCGCAATTTTGTCGCCAAATTCTTGCAGCCCATATTCCGCAACAATCTGGTAAAAGTTGGTAGTCAGGTAATAGCGCAAGGCATCCAGACAGTGGCCGATTTGCGGATTTTCCTTTTTCCATGCATCCAGACTTCCATCATTGTTTATCCGGGCCGCTTTCAGGTCAGCAATCAATTCAGGCATAAAAGTAGCGGCAAATAAGCCCTCGTTGTGGTCGTGTAAGGAGAATAATACTTTGCCGTGTTTGAAAACCAGATTGGTATGTAAACGACTTGAAATGTAGCGTGGGTTGGCATTGGGAATGTGCATTTGATAGGTCGGGTC